TTGCCGTAGCCAACGGGCACGACAACCACGTGGCAAACACCGCACAGACTGCGCCGGTGTTTGAGCCTATTGGCGGCGACGAGAAGCGGCGCAATTTTGATCAGACGCTGACCGGCTGGTTTGCTGGTGTCTGCGACTGGTGGGCTACGGAACACGGTACGGACAGCAGTTCCCCGGTTGCGTTTTTCCGGGAATTTGACCGGCGGTTCCCCGAGTACGTGGAATGGAGCAGACCCAAGAAAGAATGAGTGTTCCCCACGCCCGTGGGGATGAACCGGAATTATAGAAAAGCACGGGAGGTACAGGATGTGCGATGAGCAGGCTTTGCGGGCACGGATTGCTGGGATGGTGGCCCGAATAGAATCACTGTCCAAGGACCGTGTGGCACGCGACGAGGAGCTGGCGCGGTTGCGCCCGTTGGCAGAGCGGGCAGAACACCTTGAGGAGCGAATCAGGGATTTGGAGTCGCAAATTGACGCGCTGCAGAACAGTCTGGCGGAAGCGCGGCAAAGTGCGGCATCGGTCGAACAGGTCAAGGTTGAGACCAGGACGGCATCCTTGAATGCAGACCTGCGACGAACCTTGCGGGCAGCTGATAAAACAAACGTAACATGTACAGATTTCGCGAACAAATTGAGTGCATTGGCTGCACGTGTTGCCAAGCAGGTGGATACTGTGCAGACAGAAGAGGCTGCAAAAACTGCCTTTGTTATGCCCTTTATTCAGGCGCTAGGCTATGACGTATTTGATCCGGACGAGGTAGTGCCGGAGTTTATCGCTGATGTGGGCGCTAAAAAAGGCGAAAAGATAGACTATGCTATCCACATTGAAGGGAAACCCGCTATCCTGATCGAATGCAAGGCTTGTTCAAACCAACTCAACGACGAACCTGCTGGGCAGTTGCGCCGCTACTTCCATGTGGTTGAGTCCCGCATTGGCATTTTGACCAATGGCATCCGCTATATGTTCTTCGCAGATCTGGAAAAGCCGAACATCATGGACAAGAAGCCGTTCATGGAGATTGACCTGCTTGACCTGAATGAACAACTCCTGCCAGAACTGAAAAAACTCTGCAAGGCCAGCTTTGAATTGGACGCTATGATTTCAGCAGCCTCTGCTCTGAAGTATATGCGGGAAATTAAAGCATACTGTGAACGGCAGATGTCTTGTCCAGAGACCGGCTTCGTGAAGCTGATATTGGGAGAAGTATATAGTGGCATGAAAACTCAACAGGTTGTGGAGCAATTCACCCCGCTCATCAAGCGGGCATTGAACGAAGTCGTCAATGACCGCATTTATTCCAGACTGAACTCTGCAATGACTGCCGGTACAGAATCCACTATTGAAGAACAAGACAACAACGGCGTCGTCACATCGCAAGAGGTATGGGATGGATATTATATTGTCCGGGCTATACTGCATTTGGTGGTAGATATTGAGCGTGTATTCATGCGAGATACAAAGAGCTACTGCGGCGTCCTCTTGGATAACAACAATCGCAAACCCATCTGCCGACTCTATTTTAATCACAGCAAAAAATATCTGGGCTTATTTGGCCCTAATAAAATTGAAACAAAAGTGGCTATTGATGGAGTTCGCAATATCTATGACCACGCTGAAGCGATCCGTGCTGCAATTGGTTACTATGACAGCGCCACTGAAGCCTAGCAAAATAGCAGGAATAAATCATGGGCATCCGCACTGATCCGACAGACCCGACCCTGCACTATCTGGACTATCGCCCGGATGGGTACAAGGGCAAGCGGGCGCGAGACTTTTCGCGGGAGTCGTGAGGCGGCAGAGGAGTACTACCGGGCTGTGATGCAGCAGCCGGAGCAGCAAAGCAAGCCGAGGATATCGAAATTATAAAAAATCCTGATGAACGCCGGTCTCGGTTGGCAGGGGCCGAACGATGACGACGATGACGACGATGGCAACCTGCCCCAAATGCGGCGCTGATCGGCCTGCGGGCGAAGGTGAAGCGTGCGCTGGAAGAAGGGTGAAATCGCGGAGAAGAACTGGTTTGAGGAGTAAGTACCCTTGCGCTACTTCAGTTGGAACAAGAACAAGGCAGCGGCGAACAGGCGGAAGCACGGCGTTGATTTTGACGATCCCTTGGCTGTGCGTGATTTCAATCGCAATGTCGCGGGCGAAAGCGTTTGACAGGCGTGCGCTGGAACGGCATTATTTACCTGTAAGGTAAATTCAGGGAGAATCGCCTTGCAAATCACCTATAGGAACAAGCAACTGGAAAAGACCTGCACGCGGAGAGACGTTGCCCAAAAAAAGTACGGGGAGGAGATGGCGGAAAAATTGCAGATGCGCATTGCTGAAATTCAGGCGGTCGACAGTATAGAAACAATGGTGCAATGGCGCATTGGGCGATGCCACCAATTATTGGGGAAGCGGCAAGACCAGTATGCTGTGGATTTGGTGCATCCTTTTCGGATGATTTTTGAACAGGTTGCTGGTGCTGAAGAGGAAACGGTGAAAATCGTGGAAGTGGTTGATTACCATTGAGGAGGCGAAGTTATGCTGAAGAGTCGAACTTGTATTGCTGTCCCGCCTGGAGCAACAATCAGTGAGCAGCTTGCCGACAGGGGCATAACTCAAGAGGAATTTGCCTTAAGGATGAATTTGTCGGAAGAGCGCGTCACTGCATTGTTGTGTGGGGAAGAAGGGTTGACGTCGGACGTGGCGGTCCGGTTGGAGACAGTTTTGGGTGTCCCCGCGCAGTTTTGGATCAATCTCGAAGGGATTTATCGGGATAAACTGGTAGAGGTAAAGCTAGAAAACGCAATGGACGCTGAACGTGAACTAGTCGGCAGGTTTCCCTATAAAGAGTTGGCCAAGCTCCAGTGGGTGCCGGAGGCTAGAGATATAAAGACTCGCGTGCGTCATTTATGTAGGTTTTTTGAAGTCACCCAACTCGATAGAGTATTGGATGTCGGAATGGCCGAACTAGCCTGTCGGCGACTTTCTGTAACTGAAAAGGGGGATTTCGCGTTGGCGGCATGGGCGCAAAAAGCTCGCTTGGAAGCGCGTAACCACAAAGTCGGGCCTGTTGATTTGCAGGCTTTGCGAGGTAATTTGCCACAACTTCGGGCAATGACGGTTCAATCTCCTGAAGAGTTCGCGCATGAATTGGTAGATATACTTGCCCAAACTGGAGTTGTTCTGGTTTTGTTGCCGCATATTGGCGGTTCGTTTCTACATGGGGTTACTTTTACGGAAGGCTCCAAATATGTCGTTGGCTTGACAGTGCGCGGAAAGGATGCAGATAAGTTTTGGTTCAGTCTATTTCACGAATTGGGACACATCCTGTTGGGTCACGTTGGTCGTAGTGAAGGTACGACAGAGGGGGACGAGGAGGACGCGGACACATTTGCACGGGATACTTTGTTGCCACCTGATGAATACCGTGACTTTGTACAAACAGGTGATTTCAGCAAGCAATCAGTTGTTCGTTTTTCTCGGTTTGTTGGGTTGACTCCAGGTATTGTGGTAGGACGGCTTCAGAAGGAAAAATTGATTCCTTATAGTTACTTCAATGACCTGAAAATCCGGTATTCCTTATCGTGAGTTATATATGTGGTATTGAAGAGGATGTTCCCCGTGTGTGTAGGGCTGAACCATCGCAGCACAGGGGAACGGCAAACACTGCCGCCCAAATTGATCCGTTGACTTGGGGGGAGCATCAGAGGGCGGTATCAATAGCCCTTGGTTACGGTGAGAGATTGGCGGCAGCGAAGAAATCCCTCAAAGATAATGCGCTGCTCCGGCTGGTCACCGGTTATCCCTCCCACACCTTTGTCATAGACCGCAGCGAGGCCAAGACGTTGTTCAACAACGTCAAGCGTCCAGAGGGGGAGCAGGAAACGCTTGACATGCTTCTGCGTACCCGGTTCTGTTACGGCGGGGGGGCGTATGTTGTACAACGGACAGGCAGAGCCGAAGTCCGTGATTTGAAAGAATTTTGTCAATCAGGTGAGCGAGATGGAACAGATATGGAGTCGGATGCCAAGCCCGGAGGCGATGGACAGGAGCAAAACGCTAGAGGAGATGGCGCGGGCGGCCTTCCAGGAACAGTACCGTCGTGCGGCGGAGATCAGCAGGATAATCAGTGAGGCGGAGAGGCGGCGCTTCATGGAGAGTCGGCCCATTGGCGAAGTGGGCGGAACAGACAAGGAGGGAGGATGAGCGAGGTCGGGTTTCTCTTTGGCTTGGCGTGGATTGTCATCTGGCCGTGTGTTGCGATTGGCCTGTTAATCCGCAGGAGAAAACTGCAAAAACTGGTGCAAGAAGCGCAAGAAACACTTGAAGCGCAGCAGCAGGAGATGCAGCGCACTCTGGAACTCAAGCAGCAAATTGTTGACCGCCACACAGAGATTGCTGCTGAAAAAGAAAAAGAGGCTGAACGACTTGCCCAGAAAGTCGCAAGCCTTGCCCCCTACCAAAAAATCGCAGATGTTGACGCCGCCATTGCAGCAAGCAAGGCGGCTTTTTTATCGCAACGTGACGCGGCTGTGGCGGAGTTGAAGGCGTGGAAACGGGAGAACGAAGCGAAGCTCATGTTGGAGCGTGAGGAGATTCAGTCGGAGCGGGCGCAGGTTATACAGACAGCGAAACAAGCAGGTGAGAGGATTGTCTCCAGGGCACGGCAGGAAGCTGAAGAGCTGGAGGCGCAGGTGCAAAAGCTGACGGCGCGAGAGGCGCAGCTTCAGTCCGCGCTCGCAGCAATCAGGAATGCCATTCACGGGTATGACGACAGCTATTTGGTTCCCGCCGGTTCCTTGCTGGATGAACTGGCAGAACAGTATGATTTCCGGGAAGCAGGACAACAACTTAAGGCGGCTCGCGCTGCAACCAGAAACCTGATCAAAACACAGGCAGCTGCAACCTGCGAATATGTCCAGCAAGACCGCCAAGAAACCGCCATCCGCTTTGTACTGGATGCTTTCAACGGCAAGGTTGACAGCATACTTGCCAAGGTGAAACACGACAACTATGGCGTTCTGCGCCAGCAAATCGAGGACGCCTATGCGATTGTCAATGCTAATGGCTCGGCATTCAGAAATGCCAGAATACTGCCTGAGTATCTGGTCGCCCGCTTGGATGAATTGAAATGGGCTGTAATTGTTCACGAAATGCAGAAACGTGACAGAGAAGAACAAAGACGCATCCAGCAACAAATCCGGGAAGAGGAGAAGGCACGCCGTGAATATGAAAAAGCCATGAAGGACGCCGCCAGAGAGGAAAAGAAGCTGGCTGAAGCCATTGCCAAGGTTCAGGCAGAGATGCTGGCCGCATCTGCGGAACAGCGGGCAAAGTATGAAGCAAAGCTGCTGGAGATGGAGGCCAAGCTGAAGGAGGCTGAAGAGAAGAACCAGAAAGCGCTCTCAATGGCACAGCAGACCAAGAGCGGTCATGTCTATGTCATCTCCAACATCGGTTCCTTTGGCAATGACGTGTACAAGATCGGCATGACACGCCGCCTTGATCCGCTGGACAGAGTGCGGGAGTTGAGCGGTGCGTCTGTACCCTTCACCTTTGACGTCCACGCCATGATCTACAGTGAGAACGCGCCAGCACTTGAGCATTCCCTGCACCTGCTCTTTGGCGAGAATCAGGTCAATCGGGTAAATCCGAGAAAGGAGTTTTTCCGTGTGCCGCTGGCGTCTATTCGGGCAGCTGTTGAAGGTATGGGCTTGGCAACGCAATGGACAATGCGGGCGGAGGCAGCAGAGTATCGCGAATCGCAAGCCATGCTGGAACGCGGTCAAAAGGCCGCTGCTCCAGTTGAAGATGATGAAGATGTAGAGGAGTTGGATGCTATTGCAGCTTGATGTGCAACAAACAACGGCGCGAGAAAAGACAGGTCAAATCATAGTTCCATGCTTGCAGTCGTTTCACGGCAGAAAAGAGGAGTCTGGTTTCCTTGTTTTGTGCAGAGGATTTCTCTCTCTGCCAAAGATTTTTGCTTTATGTCTGTCCGTCCTGTTGCCGTTGCCGCAGAGTGTAACTGCACACCCCGGCGGCCTTGACGCCAAAGGCTGTCACAATGTCCGGGCAACAGGTGAGTATCACTGCCACCGTAGCACACCGCAGCAGCAAGACCAGCCCGCAGCACCCGCATGGATACCCGTGCAGGTGCTGTCCGTTGTTGATGGCGATACTGTCCGCGCTGTTGTCCAAGGACACCGGGTCAAAGTCCGGCTGTATGGCATAGACGCGCCGGAGAAGAACCAGCCCGGCGGCTCGGAGTCCACAGAAGCGTTGCGCAGACTCCTGAACGGCCATCGCATCACGAGGCAAGCCCTCGCACGTGACCGATACGGGCGTACTGTGGCACTCCTGTCTGCGGACGGGCGGGCAGTCAACGAGGCAATGATCCGCAACGGTCACGCCTGGACCTATAGCAAATACTGCACGCAAGACTTCTGCGCCGCCTGGCGGCAGGAAGAGGCGGCGCAGTAGCAAATCTGGCGGTCCATAAGAGTGAATAAGCTAAAGTTCAGTTCAGGCAGGCGGAGTGAACAAGTCAGTTGGTCCACTCCGCCTTGAGGTGTTTCGACCGGGTTTGTGCCCGAAATTGTGCCAAATTCGTATAACTACCTGTTTTCTCGTCATCTTTGTCTGATTCGTAATCAGTAGGTCATCAGTTCAAGTCTGATTATCGGCTCCAGAATACAAGCCCCGGTTTTACCGGGGCTTTTTCTTTTTCCCCGCGCAGACAGGGCATTCCAGGCGCTTCTTTGCCCTGACCGCGATTTTGTCATTTTTTACCCCCGTTGTTTATTTTGTCGTTTTTTACCCCCGTTTCCTATAAATTTGTGCCAAAAATTGTGCCAAAAACATTCCGGGGGGTTCCTCTCATGGCGACAATCCAAAAACGGACCGGAAAAAAAGGCGTATCTTGGCGGGCGCAGGTGCGCATCAAGGGGCGCTGCGAGACAGCCACGTTTGACACCAAGGCCCAAGCCTATGCCTGGGCTGAAGAAATCGAAAATCGCTTGCGGGCTGGTCAGCCGCTGCCTGGAGAAACGCCCACTCATGCCCGGCCTCTCGCGGACGCCATCCGAGAATATCTGGAACATATTGAGAGAAGCCATCTCAAGGAAGCCACAACTCTGATGTACACACAGTGCGCAGACCGGATCTGCGCCGCATTCCCTGATCATTCACTTGAGCAACTCTCAAGACAGGAGGTAGTTGCATATTGCGACGCACGGCTGGAAAAAGTTGGCTCTGCAACTGTCCTGCACGATTTCAGCTTCCTGCGCCAACTCTATAAATACGTCCGGCTGCACTGGGGGTATGACCTGCCCTGCCCGGTTGACGGCGTACCCACCCCGCGCCAACCCAAACACCGGGAACCGCTCCTGTCCCAAGAACAGCTTGGCAAGTTGTTAGACACCTGCCGCGCCTCCCTGTCTCCCACAATCTATTATTATGTCCTGACCCTATTGCACACCGCCATGCGCCCTTCGGAAGCGGCAGCGCTCAAGTGGGAGCAGGTGCGTATGGATGACAACCTGATCCTGCTCACAGAGACCAAGACGGGGAAGACCCGCAGCATCCCAATGGTCAAGCGATTGCGTTCTGTAATGCGCCTTTTGTCCTGGAAAAATCCTGGCGAATACGTGTTTCTACCCGCCGGAACACAGTTGCGGCGCATACCCAGCGAATACTTCCGCCCGACATTCCAGCGCATTTGCCAGCGGGCGAACCTGCCTGGCATCACCCTGTATAGCCTGCGACACTTGGCCGCCTCGTACATGGTTATGAATGGCGTGGACATCCGCACCGTGGCAGATATTATGGGGCATTCCAACATCAGCATGACCATGCGCTACACGCATCTGGCGAACGCGCATAAACTCAAGGCTTTGGACAGACTGCGATTTGCAGACGAATAGGTCTGCACTCCCGGTAAACGTGGGAAACAAGACTCGCTGACTTTTCCGCGAGTATTTTATTTTTGCGATGTTTGATTTTTTGGTTGCAAAAAATCAAACAGAGATATATAAAGGAGACGAAAGCACAACGCTTTCAGCCCGCGCCTCGGGGAACAGGGGCACAACATGGAATCAAGGAGATTGCCATGACCGCTATCAGTGCCGCTATCAACACCGCCTCCACACTCACCGACCTCTGCGCTATCCTGAACAGACTTCAGAAGGCTTGCACGGCGACCTTCGCCTGTAAGCTGGAAGAAGTTGTTGATCTCACTGGCCTCCCGACATTTGGCGGGGAAGAACCCCGCAACACCGCTGGCATTTTTTCTTGGGACGCCGACCGCCTTTTGCTGGCTGACGGCAACCGCTGGTACATCGTCGCCCGCTAAACAGAAAAGAAAAGGGCCGGGCTGTGCGCCCGGCCCCGATACGATAGTATCTCAAGACTTGGGCAGATGATAGGCATCAGCTCAAAAACAAAAACGCCCAGACGTGGGCAGGAGGTTGTTATGTTGTACTTGGCAAACGCATTTTCTTTGCAAATGTGCCCTAGGGCGGCAACAATTTCAGTGATCCCACACACAGCGGGGGAGGTTGCCGCTGCGCTGAAGGGAGCGGCGGACTTCACGTCGGCCATCGGTCATGCCGACACGGCTGCGGTAGTTTCCCGGCTGCTTGGGATGGAAATCCCGGCGGCACGCATCAATATCGCCTTGAAGCGGGGCGACGTCCTGTTTGTCGCCCAAATCATGGGCGGAAGGCTGCCCGAAGGGGCAACTACTTTGCCCGAAGGGTTTGACCTTGAGTTTCGGCGGGTTGAAATTCTGTAGGTCTTTTCCGGGGCGGCGCGGGCTTACCGTCGTCGCCCCGGTTCTTCAATGGAGGAATGCCATGACTGAATATCGCAACTACAAGTTTTTTGATGTTCTCAAGAAGGCTGCAAAGTGCGGAGACTTCCTTATCCACCACCGCCGTGCAGACACGGTGGGAGACGTGGACGAGTACTACCCCCCAGACTACGAAGGGAAGGGGTATGTCCTCGACCCGCGGCTGATAGAAGAGGGGTGGTTCGAAGAACCGTGCCACGTGCGTCGTGGAGACCGGTTTTTCTTCTCCTACGCAGGCGAGGCGTGCGAGGACGCACGAGATTGGTGGGAGGTCGTCCCAGCGTCCGACCTGAAGTTCCCCCTGACCCTCGCCCGTAAAGGGCATCATTACACACTGGATTATGTTACGGTGGGCGGGGAAAGAGCGGTTTACAGGCAGGTTGACGGCTACGGTCCCCACATCTACGCCAAACTGGAAAACGGAACGCTGGAGACCTGGAACCCTCGCGCCCTTGCCCGCTGCCTCGCCACTCGGCCTCTGCCGCCCGTTATCGGGCGGAATATACTTTCGGACAAAACATTGGCCGAAACACTGATGGCGCGGGGTATCCCGGTCAAAGCAACCGGGATCGGCTGTCTGTACGGCACGTTCTGGCGCTTGGAGTATGCGGTCGATGGGCAGAACCGCGTGGCCTATGAGCATGTGCAGTCTGGGAGCGACTCGTACTGTAGTGCGAGCGTCGTCCTGGCTGAACCAGTGGTGCAGGATGAACGTAGTTTCGCCTGGTTGCATCACCTGATTACCGGGCGCAAAGACAGTAGTTATCGGATCTACGTGTGATGAAACCACAAACCCTGCCCGCGTCGCCTTTTGGGCGGCGCGGGGGAAGGAGGATAAAATGAAAGTAGAAATGAAAGTAGTCAAGGTTTCATACCCACCTTTTTTCAGGGAACCCCTTGAGTTCCCGCCGAGTATCCTCAGCGACAATGTGTCGCTGGAACGGGTGGCGCTGCTCGCGCTCAACCGGGCAGCAATCTATTCCGACCTGCGGGACGGCGCCCGCCTGATCGACGGACGTTGGAACGGCAAGGTGATCCCGCTTGGGGGGACACTGGCAATATATCGCTCACCAGAGTACCGGTATTTTGTGCGGCTCCCGGTGGACGGCCCCCTCGAACCGTGGCCTGCCCAAACCATCATGCTCCCAATCGCGATATACCTGGGTGCTGAACTCCCGTCCCAGACAGATCAGGCGGCAATCGATGCAGTCTCTGCGACATTGGAGCAGGCTGTAGACTATATTTACGACCCGCAGGGACCGTGGTGGCTGCGGAAGACTGTCTACGGTTCCGCTGGCCGGAGTACTACAGCGCTGAGTATATCTGCCAAAAGCGGATATACTCGAACAAGACTATGGGCGGCGCTGTAGTAAGAGCCTTTGGAATGTTTGGGACCCGAGACGTCGCATATCACGACTTTTCGGATAAAACCGCCCTCGATAGCTGGGCGGCATCCATGACCACGGGGGAGAAAGTCATGGACTTCTTCAGAGTCGAGCGGGTACAGGATGAACCCTGGTGGGAAGTTCGGTTCCGCTCAAGTGGCGGCCCGTATTATTGAGGGGAGGGTGAAGAGAAGAAGAAGGGGGGCGGGCGGCGACCCGGCGCGGGCCGTCGCCCGACCGCCCCGCGGGGCAAGAGGTACACCGTGTATTTTTCGGCCACCGTCGCCGCCCAACTGGACAGGGCGGCGGATGCGAACGGACTCTCGGCTCATGCCTGGATCACGAGCCTGGTCAAAAAAAAACTGGAGAAGGAGAACGAGCCATGAGGCCGCCCGAAAGCCGTCCGGAGCAAATGCTTCGGCAAATGACCGCGAAATACCCCGGCGCGTGGCAATGGTTTGAGCAGTGCCGCCGTGACCGGGGCACGAAAACGTTGCCGGATACGTGGCCGGACTGGTGCTACTGTCCGATGGCCGCGTCCTATGCCTGGGTGACACGCGATGTGGGCGGAAACACATTGCGCTTGCACCCGGACATGATGCTGGAGCGGATGGGCGACCTGCAAATGTTGGCGGCGCTCTCGGGCTGGCGCATGGGGCGGAGCGTGTACCGCTTTGACCCCGCGCTGGCTGCCGCGCTGCTCGCCACACCGCTGGAAGGCCGCGTCCCCGTGGAGACGCTCTACCGCCTGCCGGAGTGGTGCGTCTATATCGAGGCTCCGCTGTCCTGGCCGGAGTCTGTCGAAGGCTTCTTCGCGCATCTGGAACACGACGTCAACACCAGCCGCTCCGAGTTGCGGCTGCTCTACGATTTCAAGGATGCTTCCCCGGTCGCCATTGCCCTGCACATGCACGGGGAGAGCATTGAGGAGATGATGGACTTGTTTATTGACGAGTCCAATCGCCAAGGCGAGCTGAAGGGCCGTCCTGTGTCGCCGCTGACCGGCCACGCGAAAGAATACGCAGACAACATGAGGGTGCAGGACTGCCTCAACCTGATCCTCTACCTCTGCGCCGACGAGGCGGATTTCGGCGGCGAGGAGCGACCAAGCCGCCCGCAGCCGGTGAAGACAAAGAAAGGCTGGCGGCTGTTCCCGGCGGAGAATTTGCGCGTCTGGATGGTCGGCAAAACCTTGGGCGATCAATTGCGGGCGGCCCAGACGGGCGAGCGGGAGCAGGAGGAAGAGCGCAACTCGCCCCGGCCCCACCTGCGCCGCGCCCACTGGCACAGCTACTGGGTGGGCAAGGGCCGCACGGAAATCAGGGTGCGCTGGCTGCATCCCATCCTGGTGGGATACAAGGAGGGCTAAAATGTCGTACAAGAGACCAAGCTATATACACGATGAACCCGGTCCGGGACGTGTCTTGAGTCGTTAGAGCAATTCCGTTTTCACTTTTTAGACTTTTACCGTGCTTCGCACTGAAATACTTTTACCGTGCTTCGCACTGAAAAGTCATGTTGAGCGAAGCGACTTTTCAGCGAAGCGGTAAAAGTATTCCAGCGAAGCGGTGAAAGTAGTAAAAAGACAAAGCGGAAACGCTCTAACTCTTGATATATCAAGGATGTAGAAACTTCGCCCTCGCATTCTTGGGTGTAAGCTCTGTGACATTTCCGTGACATCCCTGTGACAAGGCGAGACATCCTGTTACATCTGTGACATCTGTGACATCTGTGACATTTTCGCGTTATGTGCAAATTCGGCTTGCCTGGAACGAATCCGTTCTTCTGAGGGAAACTTATAACGGTGAGAACGAAAAGACTCCAATCCTGCGATCCCGGCGTTCCCCGGTGCATGGCGGCACTTGATAAACTGCCATGCACCGGGATACTCCGCGTGCCGGGATACTCCGCGTGGTTTCACCTTCTCCTTAAGGCTTCCCGAATCGTTTTCACGATCCAGGTGTAGGGGCTAACACCCTCCTCGTCAGCCCGCTCTTTCAGCAGGTCTGCATCATTGCCTTCAAGATAGAAGGTGAACCGCACACCTTTCAAGTGGTTGTGTGGGCGGCCAGCGCCAGGGCGTTTGCCTCCACTGCCTTTCTTTTCATCTGTTGTCATCACTACCCCATATTATCTGCGGCAAGCCCAGCCTCCGCCGCAGCCGCCATGCTGTCTTTGGTTTGAGTTCAGTGTAATCGCGAACCCTGTCCAGCGGCAGGTCGACAAGGATGAACTCTGCTCCGCGCTGATATACTGCGCGGCGTTTAGAGTTCCACACAAGCGCGGCAGACCGCAGGCGTAATTCCGCACCTGCACTCCCGCTTTCTAACGACTCGATCTTTTCGTCAAGAGTCGCGTCTTCACCCCAAGTCCACTCATTGGGGGGATACCACTCTTCCACGAGTTCAGCCAGTTCCTCAAGCGAGGCGATTACAAAGTAATCGCCCGCGAATCCTGTATATACCCATTCCGGGGTTTTCATGGTTTTCCTCCAACAATTAGCCTTCCTTGTAGCCCACCAGGATCGGGTGCAGCCAGCGCACGCGATACCCCTGCCTGCCCTGACCTGTCCGATAAGTATGCCAATGCGCCCGGCGAAGGTGAGGGCGCGGCACGGCGCGATCCACAGTCGCTTGCAGCTGGTCTGCCTGCGCCGCCCGCAGCCGTTCTCCGACTGTCTGGCCGATCTCCCAGATGCGCGGTGAAGCCGCCGGAAACAGCCGCCAGCCCTTCTTGGTCTTGACCGGGCTGGGATTTTTGGGGCGGTCCGTGCCCTGATAATCAGGCTCGGTGCTACACAGGTAGAGTGTCAAGCTGACAGCAGCGGCAAAAAGCTCGGCATAGTCTGCTGGAACCTCTGCACCGGGTGCGCTGATAGCGGCGAGGCTTTCTTGAAACGTCATGCCCTCGTGCGCCAGAATAACGGGGAGGGTCGTCTGCTGGTATCCTGCCCCCCAGAATATGAGGCGGAGATGATCAACGCCGGTGTCGGTTTTGCCGTCAAGCGTTGCGAAGAATCCGGTGATGTCGGATTCGGGGAACAATCCAGCTGTCTCCACCCAAATGCCCCACTCTGGTAACTGGGCTAACAGGTGGACAGGAAGTCTGGCGTCCAGTGGGGTATCGATCAGCGCCTGCGCGAGTGCCGGATTAAAGCGGTACACCCCCATGCCCATGCGCCACGCTGCCAAAGCCTGCCCGATCACCATGATATACAGCAACTCACTTGGCGTGCGCGGGTTGTCTCCGGCTTCGGAGAAGGCGGAGAAATACTCGGTCGCGAGATCACGCGGGGCATAGACTGCACGCCAGACATCGAGATTGTCGCCTGTCGCGAAGGCTGCGGCGCGTGCCTCCGCGACATGCCGGAACCAATTCGAATAGTCCGCGCTGAAATCCCGCAATATTTCACGCGGGCGGCAGGTGCGGGATCGGTTGGGGTGGTTCATAGTTAGTACGGTACATTTTCAAAGAAATTCATTCTTCTGCCGCCCCTTGACCGCCAATCGTCACGGCCACCAAAGCGCGTTTCAACGACAATTTCAAAATCTTCTTGCCAGTGCGCAATGTTCCGGGCTGCTCGAATGACTCGTGCCAGGTCGTTCCGGGAAACATTTCCGCCTGTCGTCGCACAAGGCAACGCTTCCCCGTGCCCCCTGCCGAACACGTCGGGGCGAACCAGATACCATTGGAAACCTCCGTTCCGCCAAACAGCGTACAGCGCATTCCCCCGGACAATGCGCAGACATACGCCTTTATCAAGGGGCGCAAGGATTTCGGGGAATTCAGGGTATGGGCATCCCCATCCCGTAAATTTCGGGTGCTGGTCATACCCCTTGACGAACCAAACATGGTTCGCTTCAAACTTCGCTGACGACGGATACTTGTAGTCCCTCAACCGGTAATTCCTCATGATAACCTCCAAAAAAGAAAGCCGGGCACTAGCGCCTTACCGTGCCCGGCGGTGGAATAATGCGGTTATGCGGCGAACAGTTTTTCTGTGGCTTCTTTTGGGGTCATGTTCAAACCTCCTGGACTTTTTCGGCGTACCGCTTGCACGCAGCGGTAACGCCGTCTATTCGGAGTGCCATCTCTACCATGACGGCGCGGAGAATGCGCTCCACATCTGCGGACGTTGCGAAGTGCCCGCTGCTCAACGGTGAGTGGGGAGTTGTCCTCATAACTGAAGAAAACCCCGGCATCGTCCTTTCCATACCCTACGCCGAGGGTTAAAAAATCTTCAAAACTTGTCATAGCAATCTCCTTTGTCTATCGGGGCTGGGTCTCTTGGAAACCCGCCCCCCCTTGTCATTATGTGGCGTTGTAGTAGTTATCCAACAGTTCGGGCATTTTGTCGCACAGCCCCCGAAAGGACGCGATGTCCTTGGGGATCGGGAACTTTTTGTCCCCGTTTGCAACGTGCGGAACTCCGTCCGCAATTGCAATAACGAACCCCCGGCCCACCCGCATTCCCTGGAACTGCTGCCAGAGTTCCAGGTACTTGTTGTCGGCCTCTTGAGCGGCCTTGGCGGCTTCCTCTTCCGCCTTGGTCTCGGCCCTGCGGGCCATCTCGGCGAGGTATATCTCTTTCGCCTCGGACCAGGTCAGGGAACATTCGCGGGTGGACTCCCGGTAGGGGGAGTCTCCGGCGGCCTCGGCAGCGACACGGCGCGGGGAACCGCCGTTAAGATACTTTGGGAGGAGGAGATAGTGATCCTCCAGTGCGAAGGTACGGTACTCTCCCTCCTCGCCGAACAAGGACTCGCGGGAGCCGCCGCCGCCCCAGGACTGGGCCTCGTGGGAGTAGCCGTAAACTTCGGCCCACTCCAACGAACCCTCGGAGGGGCCGCTGTTCCACGCGGCTTCAAGAGCCTCGTTTTTCCAGATGGCGCGGAAGAACTCGCGTGCTGTTTCTTCGCGCCGGGCTGCGCGGCGCGTGCGCATCTCCGAGCGGACGCGGGCGAGGAAATCCCTGACCTCTGCGGGGGAGGGGCAGGGGATCGCGATCTCCTCTGCCCCTTCATCGTACATCTCGTAGGGGGTGGAGTCCTTGCCGTTGAGGGCAAGGAGAAGGGTGGGGACGCCCCCGCGCCTGACGAGGCGCAGGGACGAAAAGCGCTCTTCGGGAATGCCGCTCCCTGTGGGGAGCGACTCATATTCATATAGGCAAAGGAAAGGGTAATCTTTGGTCATGGCGATCTCCTGTGATTCCATGTTGTGCCCCAGCTCCCCCGAGGCGCGGGTTGAAAGCAACGCGCTTTCGATGATTCCTTTGTAAATGAAATTTTGATTTTTTGCAAACAAAAAATCAAGAACACAAAAGCCCGGCAGAACGTTCTGCCGGGCTTCGCAATCTTTGATGGGATCGGGGCGTGGAGGCTGTCCCGCCCGTGCTGCTACGTTGTCATAGCATACCAGCCTACCTCATGCCTCCCTTTCCGTTCTCACCGTCTTTCGCTGGTACTTGGTGGCTCGCCGCAAAATATCTCCGTTGTATTATCCCACACCGTTCTCTGTCTATCTCAAATCCGCAATAAGGAATGCCTGACTGCAGGCAGCTCATCATTATTCCACCGCCGCCAGCGAACATATCCAGCACCTTTCTCGCACCAACAGCCTTCAGAATGGCAGCAACCCATTCCACAGGCTTTTCATATTGTATGCCAGTAGTGTTACGTTTTAACGCCGTGTTACTGCATCTATAAATACTGGATAAATGCTTCTTGTTCAGCAGCGTTTTTTTGAAATCTACGTCCGCACTGCTGCTGAAAACACGGCAAGTCTTATGTTGTGACAGCGGTCGCCCAGGCACGAGCCAACACTGGCACAGGTCCCAGACAAACTCAAAACCCGGTCTCCAGCCCCTTTCTACCGCGACCGCGACACTATCAAAATGCACTGCGTCGCTGAAGAGCAAGAGCTTGTCCATGTTCCCGCTCGGATGCGGGAGCAGATCAAGGAGTTCCTTGTCTTCAAAGCTGTGATCGAAAACAACGGTATCGCATATTGAGCAATATGACCTATATCCTGCCATATTCCTTACATCATCATTGATGATCGTGTTATTCTCGTCCAGCACAATTACCCTCGGAGAGATACCAGCCTCTTCACCGGCTTCGTCAGAATCTACCAGTTGCGGATGCCCCCCCACCAGATCATCAAACCACGCGGGCTTTCTTCGCCCGCTGTCCACTCCTCGCAACATCCTGATTTGCGCTGGTGTCAAGTCGTCCGCGTAAACACAGGGCACATCATCAAAGCCCAAGCGCAGCGCGGCCTCAGCTTTCGGCGCGTGTTCTTTTATCGCCACACCGTTCTGATCCAGCACAATCGGCACACGGAAACCAATATCCCGCATCCCAGCTGTGCCTAATGTGTGGTGGGATTCAGGAGAAACACCGGGGATGATTTGCTCCAGCCTTTTTTGCACGATCTTCATTTCGTTTTGTGGTACCCCGTATCCGCGAAGCCGGGCAGCAGACACTGCCCGGCTTCTTCTGGTTCGCGGCTCTATTACGAGAGCCGCTTTTTCTACCTTACACTCGTCTCTGCGGCAGACTGCTGCTCTGCCAGCATCCCCTTAACCTCGGTCAGCATCCGGGCCAGATCGTTGGTTGTGGTCTGGGGATCACTCACTTATCACCGGGCTGCACTTAAACAAACAGCCCGAATTTCTGGGGAGGCATCCCATTGGCGTACATCTGCAGCTTGGCGAGGCGGTTCATCCAGCCGCGCAGGAATTTGTTCTGCGTGCTGTTCTTCTTGACGAGGCCGAAGTAGAAGCTCACGCGGTAGGCGTGGAACGCTGCAACCAGCAACCTGTCCGGCACACCATTTGCCGCAGCAATGGTCTTGTCACCGATCTTGCCGTCAACGACTAGGGGCGCATCCGCCTTGTCGGAAACCTGCAAGTTCAGGCACTTTTGCAGACCCTTGACTGCAGTCTTCACTCCGCTGTTCACCGCGAAGTCCATGAGATACAAAGCCAGAGTGGGGTTCAGGTCGTCGCAGCGGCAGGCGTCCCAGTACTGGCGCCTGTAGATCGCCTTCGCGCCGTCAAGAGTAAGATTCTTCACGTCAACATTCGGGTGTGCCTTTTGTGCAATGCCATACTTGGTATAGCCTCCAGCATCGTACTTGCTGTTGCTGACATAGCCTTCTACCGCAAAGATAAAGTCAATAGCGTGATCGAACTTATTCATTTTTTCGCCTCCGTGAATATCTGTCCTGTCTCCATCTCCGGCAAACCCGCTGCAACAGACGTGCAGATTGATGTTATAGCCGCAACAAGTGCTGTCAGTAGTACTGCCCTCCAATCTATTTCTGTGTAGACCGCGCTTGTTGGCAGCATTGCGACGAGCGTTTGTAAAAATGTCCGTACTGCCCTGCACCCGGCGGCAATGAAGAAATCCCTGTTCAACCGTTGTTTGCGTAGCATCTTCCTCACTCCTTTTTCTTCCTCACTTCTTCCCGCAGGGCGTCCAGCGAACGCCCAATGCCCTTTCTCGATTCCTCTGCAACTGCCAATTTGCACTGCAACGTGGTAATCTGCTCAAGATGACGCCTGGCATCATTTTCCATTGATGCTTGCCATTGCTCAAGGCGCGTCAAACGATGCTCAAGCTCTGCATTGCGCTTGGAGAGCCTCCAAATCCATACCGCCGCACCCAGCAACGCTGACCATGCCAGCATTGCATAATGTTCCAGTCGCTCATACATACTCCCCCCCCCATCCGGTTATAATTTTCTCGAAAAAAGACGTAAAAAAACGCTCAAATTATTCCAGACTGCCTTATCTGCAAATTATCCGATCTGCCTCTCTACAGTAATCTTGCAGGAGCGCTGTATAGTCATTCTTCCGGCTGCATCCTGTGCGGCACGTATCTCGTACTGCACAGCATCCACAATGCCGCGCCATCTGTCGCCAGACTCACAAATCTCTACCAGTACTCCTGGCCGCAGATCGCCTCGCGGCGCTATCTCCAGGGTTACAGTTTCCCGATGCTGACCCCGGCTGTCCAGCTCCGCATTTGCACGTGCGCGGGCTGCTGCTGTACTGCCAGACAGGAGCGGTTCAACAATCGGCTCACCGGGCCTATTGCCCGGCCCGCGACTCACTGTTACCTCAACCATCCAGCTGCTCCACATAGATTGCAATCACACCGGGCCATTCAGCATCGCCCTCCAGTTCGAGGGGGCGCGGAACCAGACGGTAAGACTGCCACGTTGACTGATAGTCTGCACGTCCTACTGCTGGCAGTGCGCCATCTGTATAGTAGAGACTGCGCCCATCCTGCCGCAATGTTGGCGCATTGCCATACCATCGCAGAGTAACCTGTCCAGCCGGGATATACGATAGCTCTGAACTTGCCTCAGCCTTGTCTTCTGCAGGCGGCTCGATCACTGTTACATCGTCAGTATGCTGACGCCTGACCGTGCCAATCAGTTGCACGTTCCCCCATGATGCCCGGACATCAGCAATGCGCAATCCGGGATCAACCTGCACAAGAAAGTAGATTGAGTCGCCTGGATACCATGTTGTTTTGACGGTTTCCTTACCATCCACTGTTTCAACGTTGAGCGTTTCATCCATAACTGCTGCCATGTGCAGCCCTGATTCAGCGCCATTCTCGGTGATGAAGACCAGTTTCTGCGTAGTTTTTGCCATCGTCCTTTGCCTTTCAATCAATCGTTTCTGCTACGATCAGCACGTCCGCCTTATTTTTGGACAAAACGCGGTATCGTCTTGCACGTGTGCGGTAGGTAAGCAGCAGGATAGATTCATCTTGCACAGCAGTCGTGATTGTGCCGTCTTCCGAATACGTCGGAGTGCCCAGATTGCGGGCATTGTAGCGGGCAGAGAGTATCGCATACACAGGCAGCGACGTATGGCCGCTGCCATCTGTGATGATGATTTCCTCGTCCTCAATAATGCGCTCCTCCTGCTGCAAGTTGGTGATCAGCACCTGACCAGAATCACCACGGTGAGTCAGATGGAAGCGACCATTCCAAGGCGTTTGGTACACCAGCACCTCTGTGCTGTTGTTCCGCCGCTTCTCGGTGTCCTCAACTATCCGCAAGTTGTCGGTGGCAATCTCCTGGTCACGGACTGTGACAACGTTGATGCCTTCGCCTTGCTCTGCACTGGTCTGGATGCTGATCAGATGGACGTTGCGGTCCAGTACGAAGTCGGGCGTGGCAGTGGGCCAGGCAGGCACAGACACGGGATATTGCGGCACAACTTCCAGCCCGCCGTCCGGCGTGGAGAGTAAGGCAGCGCCGCAGACAGTGACCAGGGTCTGCAACAGGGCGAGGGGTGTCTCGCCGTTAGCGATCCATCTGCCCGGCCCAATATGCCAGTCCACGACCTGCCAACGGACATGACGCAGGGGCGCGGCAAGTTGGACGGCAATCTCCGAGGCTAGTCCACTGAGTTCTCCGGTCACGGGTTCAGCAGCCATATCCAGCTCGATGACAGGCGAGGCAAGGCGGGCAGTCCACGTGGTGGCACCAAAACTCTCTGCCCGGTCCCGGCTGTCAACCACCACGGCAAATTGTTGACCCCACAGTTGTATTGTAGCCGAGGCGAAACGGCGGCAGATTTGCCACTCCTCTTCTGTGGCCAGTTCGATTTCAGCATCGATTGCCGCCTGCTGCCGTGACTGGTTGATGGTGATCCGCACAGGATCCACGACCTGCCCGTCAACTATGACCAGCACATCATCTGCCGGGTCTGCTGAAGGCGAGGGGGGTGGCTCTGGCTCGGTCTCAATCTCTTGCCAGCCCAGGGCGCAGGTTTTGTCCACTGTCTGCCCGTCCCAATGTCGCCAGCCCAGGGCGCAGGTGCGGTTGATGCTCTCTGTGTTGCGCCAGCCCAGGGCACAAACTTTGTCGACCGGTACGGTCTGCGCCCAGCCCGTGCGGCAGACCGTGGTAATATCCATGCTGCTGCGCCAGACCAGTGCGCAGACCTGTGTGATTGGCGCAGTGCTTGTCCAGCCTATGCGGCAGGTTTTGTTCATGGGCCAGGCTCCGTGTCAACAAGGTCTCCGGGCCACTGCGCCTTGAGTACAGCCAGTGGCAGTTTTGAGCGTCCGTCCCATGTGCAGTTGGGGTTGCCGCAGGCAACTTCGACCCGCCAGACCGGCGACACGTGCGGACACAAAGGATGGGCAAACGTCTGTTGCCCGCAGCGCGGGCAAGGGCCAGCCGGAAACTCGCGCTCCAGGCCGGTCTTTTGCTGGGCGGTTTGCCGTGGGGTATCATGATCGGCAAATGCCTCTGGCGGGGGCGGCACTTGTCCGGCGGTCTGGGTGCGGATATAGTCGTCATATTGCGTCAGGACATCAGCAGGCGAGAGATTGTGCTGCTGCATCAGGCGGCAGGCGGCGGCAATTGTTGCGGCAGGGGCGCCCGTAAATATATCAAACAGGTTGGTGTTATTCATTTGTTGTTTCCCTCCCCTTTGGGACAGACCCAGCGCCATAGTTGCACTATCCACTGCGATTGCGATTGCCAGTAGTTGTTGACCTCCGTGCTTGTGCCGTCACCGTAGCGGGCACACCAATACACGTTCCTGCATAAGGTATAGCATTTGGTATAGTTGTCCGGGCTAGACTGCGATTCAGTGCAGCTGTACAGGGACTGGCACTTTGAGTCACGGATCAGCACGCTCCCTTTATATCCGCACGGTGAGACTGCGCTATTCTTGAATGGTGTTGAGCAATCCCCCTCGTGTGGACAGTCAGGTGCGGGAGCAGAAATGTTTTTGGTTTCAGCACAGAGGCGGGCGCGGAAGCCACGGTAGTTGTCAACATACCAACCACCACTACCCCTACATTCAGTGTAGGTACGTTTGACAGCGCAAGGGGGTGGAGGTTTCCACGGTGGTTTGCACTCGTCAAAATTCTTCACCTCTTCCCAGTGCCCGTTAGTACTCCTGACTGTTACTGTCGCCTCGTCCCCGCAAACATCAATAACGCTAATATCATCAGTACCGCAAAATTCTGGCGTTGCTTCGAACAGCGCTGATCTCCCTGTTTCCCGATCCCATGACACGAGTTTTATTTGTCCGCCCACTTGCCAGCGCATGGGTGGCACACCGCCTCCCGCCTGCAACACAAACTGTTGCTCAGGTGCTGCAACATAATCCTCATCGGGCAACTCAAGAGGAGCAGCGCCACCGCCGACAAATGTCATTTCCAGTGGATCACAGCCGTCATCCACCTTGATTGATGGCTCTGGACAGACCCCCTCTGACTCTGCATATACCAAGACCCAGCGCGAGGGGGTGCGGATTGTGTACAATTTGCGTCCGCCACTCAAAAAGTAGAGTCCACCACGTGCCTCCCAAATCAATTCTCCGGGTTTGCCATCCAGTACGCCGATCCAATGCGCCTCGCCCGCGTGGAACTCTGAAGGGTTATTCGGATTTGGTGAGAGCGGGGTAATGTCGTCGCAGCAGTCCAGGCTGGTCGTGTCCCACTCGCGAATTTCTTCGCCGCAGATGCCGCCTTCGGGTGAGACGGCGGTCAGCTGTACATTGGCTCCGTAGAGATTACGATAATAGTCAGCCCCGCCCTTTATTTCTGCGCCCCCACGGTAGATCGCGTAGGTTTTGCGGCAGCGTGGCAATTCCACGGGTGGCGGGGTGCAACAGGTTGCCTCGTAAAATTCCGGGTCATTTACTTCATCTTCTTCACCGGGGCAGACGAGATAGCCTGCTATAACGTTCTCTGCACCCAGATACGCTCCTGCTTTCACTCCCTTTGGACAGGGGGCGGAAACACGGGTCTCCAGCGGAGACCGCGCCTGCTCTTTTGAGCAGTTGCAGAGATACGTGCTGCGGCGGATTTTCCAACACTCACCCTCCTGGTTGGATTTGCCACTGCTGCCACCCTTGCAGTAGTAGTCAATCTGCGCCTGGTCTTCCGCAGTGTCTTGAGCTGGCGGTGACAGTTCCAGTTCGGTTGCCAGTTCAGTGCCCCAAAACGCGATGAGTACAGCGCGTGCCAGATCAGGCCGCTCTACCGTGCCATCGGCACGCTGACTGCCGCCAGTCTCTACTGGCACGCGCACAGAGACGCGGTCGTAACTTGTGCGGTAGCGGACAGTGATACGGCCACAGGGCTGCGAGGCGTACACTGTGCTGCCCCGGACAGTCAGGGTGATGTTGGCAGGTGCAGTGGCAATCAAGTTGTCCGCATAGGGCCAGGAGAGGTCAGCAACACCGCTGGACAGGTCAAGCTCTTCACGCTGGGTGCGCGTGATCCGCTCTGTTGTCGCAATGGTGACAGGGCCGGTTTCGGCCTCGCCACGCAGGACGTACTCTGGCGAGTCGTGGGATCGCAAGACAAGCACGTGTGCTGTCCAGTAGTCAGGCTGGCTGCACAGTTCGCTGGTCATCAGTGCGGCCATGACAGAGTCAAAACGCTCACGCGGCGGCGCTTCTTCTTCGTCGCCACTGCCCTGGCCGCTGTCTTCGGCGCTACTGTCAAAGCAGGGTGTCAAGCCAAAGACGTTATCAACCGCTTGCGCAGCCTCTGCAACAGTGACTGCCTCCAGCGCGTCATTCTCCTGCTGCAGGCGTATCCAGCGCGTGCCTTCGCCGGGCGCAGGGAGGGCACGGTAAACGAAGGGGATTGAGGTGTTCATGGTTTTTTCCCCTCTTCCTCGGCGTCATGCTTGATCACACCGAGGATCGAACCATCACAGGTGCTGTATCGTACCTCATACCAGCTGCCAGTCTGGCCGCTGACGTGCAGACTGGTGATCGGTGTGCCGTCACTGCAGGTCTCAAGCAGGCTGCGGACGCAGGCCGGAAAGGAGATCTCTGTGCTCTCCTCCTGCTGCCCGCCCTTGCTGTCCTGCCAGCGCACAATCACCCGGAAGCTGTCTGCGCTGTACCTGCTGATGGCAAGTTCATCGGCGCGGTCTGCCTCGCCGTTGAACTTGGAGAATCTGACGGTCAGGTTGTGTTGCCAGCCGATTGCTGTGCCGGTAACAGAGAGCACACCGTAAACCGGTACGGACAGTCTGACTTCAACCCCGCGTACATCGAGCGCGGGCGGTGAAGTCGGAGCGCTGAACCTGTCCAGCGCTCCGGTGCTGGCGTGCCAGTGTACGTCTGCACCGGGTTCCAGCAGCCAGGGCAGGACAAAGTTTTGATTGCCGGAAATCCAGAATTTCCGGTGGCGAGGCAGGTGAACCAAAACAGGATCGCCGCTGCTCACCTGTTGCGGCAGGGTGAGGGTGTACGCCAAATCAATGTCCGAGGGCCAGACGTAGAGTTGCAGGGAGACCAGCAGATCGCCGTTGTCTGCCCAGCGTGCCCAGCGACACCGCTCCAGTTGCCGGTTGCGGGCGCTGACGCCACGCCGTGCCAAGGCAAGCATTGCATCCACGTCGGCAAGAGTGGCAAGTGCTTCACGAGTGTCAACGTATTCAGGCTCTAGCGTAAGACTGGTGCTTGACTGGGCCTGGGCAGGTCTGGCGGTGTAGCGGAACGGGATCGATGTATTCATGTTATCTCCAGGGTTGCCGCTGCGTAGGGGCGCTTCGCGAAGCGCCCCTACTCCTCGTCCTCGCACTTGAGTTCGCAGTAGTTGCAGGTGACATGTTTGTCCGCTGGTTGGGCCGGGCGCTCGCTGGGATCGGCAGGGTGGACGTGCAGACGCCAGCGCCCGCACTGCGTGCCATACTGCGCCTGCTCCTCCGCGCCAGGCGGCGCGGTCAGTTCCAGCGCAATCGGTCTGCCTCCGCTGGGCGCACCTATAACCCACTCGCTCCAGCCTGCCTCAAGACAGGCGCGGGCCGTGTCAGCGGCCAACTTGACTACTGCATTGTCCCGCTGCACCGTGTACGACAGTGCCAGCGCTCCGTACACCGGCTCGCCCAGGATGCGGATGATTCGCCTGTCCTGCGCATCAATGGACAGGGCAGGCGGCGCGATCCGGGTGCCGCCCCTCTTGTACGGCCCTGTCAACCAGCGCACAGCGGTAATCGCATCGGCAGGGTGTCGCAGGTTGGCGCTCTGTGTGAACGTGTACTGCAGGGTCGTGGACTCGTTGATCTGCTCCAGGGTCCGCACAGGTATCTCGCCTGCCGTGGCGGCCAGACGGTATATCAGATCAGAGGTGAGCGGGTAGGCGTGGACGATAATGCCCAGGGCGCCGCCGTCCCAGCCACAGGTGACAGTACCCTCGGCGGACTCGTTGTACAGTGCGCCTTGCAGGTAGCGGGCCAAGTTGACGCGGGTCAGCACGCCGCTGTAGGTTCCCCACTCTGCCTGCTCCAGCAGCAGGAGATCGCGGGATTGCGCCGTTTCTTCAGGTCGGACGCGGTAGGTGAAGGAGAGTGTACTTGTTCCCATTGTTCCGCTTCCTTGGCAACTTTGGCAGTTATCCTGCCTCGCACCCCACGCCGGGATAAGCCCAAGCGGTGTCCGTTGTCTTGGCAATCCCGGCGGGCGTGACCTTGGTCATCCAGCACGCCAGGGCGGCAGCGTAGGTGTCCAGGGTGATCGTGTCGCCTGCCGCGTGTGCTGATCCGTGTCCAGCAGCGGCAAGGCTGAAATAGACGCCGCCCGCCGGGTTGGCCGGGGCTATGGCAGCGCTTGTGGGATATTGCCCCAGCGAACCTACGGAGTCGCCAGAGACCTCGACCGTAGTGGCATTGGTGTAAGTCAGGGTCCAGCGCTGGCGGATGGTCCCGGCAGAGAGTGTGAGCGGGTTGACGTCAAAGTCGTACTGGCCAGAGCCACTCTGACTGACGACCGTATAACTTGGAGACAGCATACCGCCCGGCCAGATCAGGCTGCAGACATAACCGCCAGATGCTCTATAGCTGTTGATGGTCCCTGTGGTCAGGGTGATTGTGATGGTGGTGCCAGCATTGGAGACGCTGGCAATCAGCGTGATCTCATGCTTTGTGCCAGACTGACCCGGAAGCCCGCCTGAATAGATCAGGACGTGATCCCCGGTCTGGAAACAGTTTGCAAGAGAAGAATCGGGCAAGGTCGCGCTGACCGTGGTTGCGCCGACGCTGATGTTGGCTGCCAGGGCAGCGGCAGTGTAACGGCGGGCATTGCTGGCAATCTGCGACTCCAGATCGTCCTGCGTGCCAGGGCGCAGGTAAAGGTACTCGCCGCTGGCGGGCTGGCTGGCAAGGTAAACGTAGGGATCGAGGGCGGTATCTGTGGTGTTGGTGTTGTGCCAGAACAACTTTGTGGTCAGGGTGTGTCCTGCGGCGCGTTGCGCACTGGTAACAGCGGGCCAGACCGTCCCTACCTCTCCGCAGGTGATGACAGTGCCAGCCATCCTGCCGCCATTGCTGGCAGGGTCTGTCCATGATCGGGCACTTGAGGGGCGCAGGAGCAGATCGGTGTTGAGTACAGGCATGTCAAACCTCGGTGAGTGCTATGGTTGCAGAAACCCAGTCGTCATCCTGCGGGTCTGCGTAATCGATGGGCATGGAGAATGAGGCAATGCTGTCGATCCGTACCATGCCGCTGTAAATATGATGCTCCAGCTGTACCGGTTGGGCCGTGTCCATGAGTTGGCGGATTGCCCGGATTTGCCCGACTGTGAAGTGGTTGCCCTCACCGTCCAAGAGCCATTTCCTGCCGGCTCGCCCCACGGCAGGGCGAAAGACAAACCTGCCGCCAAGGGTGCGTTTGTCCTCCCAGGTCACGTTGCCAGTCTCCAGTATCTGGCGCAGGATCAGGTGCGGGGAGAGTACCAGGTTGCCCAACAGGGTGTTGTCACGTGTCGCCATAGTACGGCTCGTCCTCGGTTGGGAATGGCTCGTAGTCGGGGCACACTGCCCACGGCGCAAAACCTACAACTTGGCGCGGCTGCGTATTGAGATGGCAGTACCATTCTGCGATCTGCGGCGGGCCGTATCGGGTCAAGTGGCGGCAAAACCTGTTGGGGCAATGGGGGGTGTCTTGGACGTTGGTCATTGGCGGGCCTCCAGGTGCGAGACGCGGCGCTTCCAGCGCCGCAGGCGCTCCGCTTCATTGCCGGATACCGAGGCGGTCACGGTGTCGCCGCCGGGAAGGCGAAGCTCTAAGATCATCCGGTCAGCGGCAGGAGCCGGGCCTGCAGCAGCAAGCGCGGGCGGGGGCGGGACCGGGAGCAGGGCTGAAAGATCAGGCAATTTGAGGCTGTTCAGACTCTCAAAAAAGCCAGCCCCGAACTTGCGGACCGCTTCTTTGCGCATGACAAACTCCCCGGCCTCAAGGAGTGCCGAAACCCTGTCGCCACCTCCATATCCCGGCAGTTTGCCGCCGCTGGCCAGTTGCCGCATTGCTGCACCGGCTGCACCGATCAATCCACCTTGTGCCCGCTGCTCAACGTGGCGCACATAGATCGTAGCAGTCCTGTCCTTTGCCGCCTGATCAATGGCCTTGCTGACTGCGGCTGCCGCATCCTTGCCTGCCCGTTCAAAGTCTGCATAAGCCCCATCCCATGCAACAGTGAAATTATCAGCAGACTTGCTGAATCCTGCGGAGAATGCGTCATCAACATTTGTCCAGAACCCAGCGGCGTTCTGCCAGACCTTATAGACCTGTTTGCCTGCCTCTTCCGCAGAATCACCCATTTTCTTGAACGCTTTCAGCCATAGCTGTTCTGCTTCTTCCATGCCCTGTGTGAGCATTTCAGAAAGACCTTCTCCCGCTTTTTCCGCCTCTTCTTCAAGGCTCTTCATTGCCTGGAGAGTGGTTTCCTGCTGTTCCTTCAATACACTTATGCCCAATTCTCCGGCAGACTTGACACCCTGCATGGCTGTCTGCAATGCCTGTGCCTTGCTGATAACAGTCTGATCCCCGTCCTTGACTTCCTGATTCAGAGCACGGTAGGCGCTCTTGGCGTCATCTGCATACTGGACGGCTTCCCGCCACTTGGCGGCTGCGGTGATGGTGTCGCCCCCGGCAAAGGCGGCCTTGGCCTCTTCAGCAGCCCGGCGGGCTGCTGCCATATACTCCTCGGCTTCGCGGCGCTGGTCCCGCCACGCGCTGACATCATCCATGCCGGAACGGCCCATCTCACGCAGTTCTGCGGCCAAGCTCTTCTGCCGCCCGGCAATCTGGTCTTGCAGTTCCCGCACCTGCTTGACGTAGTCTTGCCAGCGCTTTGTCATCTCCTCCAGCTCTTCTTCAGTGATTGCCAAGGTCTTTTTCGCGCTGGTCTTGGCTGCTTCAGCCGCGCCATTATGTGCAGCTTCAGCCTTTTGCTTGTATTCTTCCGCCTTTGTGCCGATCTCCGCGTACATTTCTGCGTAGATTTTGTCGGCACGCTCCAGTTCCTGCAAAACGGCGTCCACCTCGGCGTCCGTACCCAGCCACCAAGCCCAGGCGAGCTTGGCCCGCAGAAACGCTTTCTCCAGCCCGGCGGCCAAAGACACGCCCGCCTTGCGCACGATTTCAAACTGGTTCAGCCAATCTCCAATGAACCAACCTGCAAATGCTGCTGCAACAACGGTGTTCAGCCCTTGGAGTACAAATTTGAGTGCTGCAACATTGCCGCTCAACAAGGCCACGTCGCGAGCATAGGTTATGGTGTTTGCTGTTAGCGAAGCCAAGGGCGCAAACAAGGAGCGGACAACCGTAAAGAATGTCCCAAACACTGAAGCGACACCTTTGACGGTGAGCGCAAGCGTTCCGAACAAACCAATAAATGCTGTAAAAGCAGCACCTACTGCTATTACCCGCCTCGCCCATTCTGGCATCTCGGCGAACCATCCTGCCAGCGCTGACATTGCGTCAGCAATCTGCCGGATAGCAGGAGCCATAGCATCGCCTATGCTGCTCTTGAGTGCCTTCCATGCCGCTTCCAGTCGCCTCAACGCGCCCGCAAGACCACTCTCTTGCAATTTGGCAATCCTTTCTGCCTCGCCTGCCGAATTTCTGACCGTCTCCTGATATTTCTTGAGTGCATCTGTGCCTTTGTCCAGTAGCACCATCATGGCAGGACCTGCTTCAATGCCAAAGAGCTTTATCTTCTCTCCAGTAGTCATGCCAGCCTCACCCACGTCGTTGAGTATATCAACGAAATCGCGCATGGAGCCGTCCGCGTTGTAAATTTGGAGATTGTACTTTTCTATGACATCCTTGGCCATCCGCATAGGTCTGAGCAAACGGGCCATACCGCCACGCAGCGCTGTACCAGCGACCTCGCCTTTGATACCTGCGTCTGCCAAAGCCATCAAAACGCCGGTAGTATCCTGCAGGGTATAGCCAAGGGTATTGGCTACAGGGCCGCAATAGACCATTGCATTTGCAAGCTGGGTCAGTGTGGTTGCTGAATTGGTAAAGCCAGCAGTCAGCGCGTCTGCTACATTTTTCGCCTTATCAGCCTCCAATTGGAACGCGCCCATGATATTTGTAATCTGGTCTGCGGTCTGTCCCAGATCAGAAGCACCCGCTGCAGCCGCGTTCAGTACCGGTTCAATCGCCTCCTTGATCTGGCTGACCTTATAACCCGCAGCCGCCAACTGACTCATACCTTGTGCTGCTTCAACCGCCGAATATCTGGTCTTCGCACCAAGCTCCTCTGCCTTGACCTTGAGTGCCTCAAACTCCGTTCCCGATGCCTTGGACAGGGCTTGCACCCGCAGCATCGCATCTTCAAATCCGGCAAACTCTGATACAGAGGCCCTCAAGAAACCCGCAGCTACAACGGATGCTGCCAGTTTGGCGAACTTTGCGCCTGTGTCCTCCGCTGCCTGCCCTGCCTGTGTAGCGGTTTGTTGCACAGCGGCATTTGCGCTTGTGGCAGCCTGCTGGACTGCTGACACGGCAGAGGTGGCTGCGTGTTGGGTCGCCTGGATTGCCGTACCTGTCTGGCTCACTGCGTGCTGGACTGCTGTGCCAACTTGGCCCGCACTGCCTGCCAAGGCACTGACAGCCGTACCGGTTTGGTTCATGCTGCTTGCCAACACACCAACCGCTGCACCTGCCTGGCTCACGCCGCTCGTCAGGCTGCCAACTATCGCGCCAGTTTGCCCGATATTGCCGGACAAGGCGCTCACAGCCTGTCCGGCCTGCTGTACCTGCGTACCCAGTGTCGCGGCAGATTGCCCGGTCTGCTGCGTCTGCGTGCCCAGTTGGCTGACAGCCGTACTCAAGGATGCAACAGCTGTGCTGGCCTGTTGCGCCTGTGTGCCCAACTGACCGACACCTTGCGCAGCCTGTCCGGCCTGCTGTATCTGCGTGCCCAGCGTCGCGGCAGATTGCCCGACCTGCTGTATCTGCGTGCCCAGCTGACCAACGCCTTGCGCAGCCTGTCCAGCCTGACTGGACAAGCCGGTCAGACTGACTATGGCGTTTTGCAGACCTTGTTTGAAAGCATTGACGTTCAGGCTTAAGATGAACTCAACGATGTTGTTTGCTGCCATCTTTGTTGCATCCACTCATGTTGGCGGCTCGTTCCGCTGACCCGCCGACGGGTTCGCCCTGGTTTTTCCTGCGGATGAGCAGTCTTTTGTAGAGGGTTCTCCTCCCAATCTTGGGATGGTCCAGCATCCCTACAATTTCAAATATCTCCGGGTCTAGCTTGGCGATGGCAGTGATCGGAACCCCCATGATTCCGCTGCATTTTCTGATAGCCTGTTTTTCCATTCTCAAAGGATGCCTTTGTAGGGGCGCTTCGCGAAGCGCCCCTACAGGTTCTTCAGCGCGGTTACGAAGAAGTCCCAGCCGTATCCCCAGACGTTTTGATGGCCTGCCTGTATGAGGCGGCAAATGCTTCGGGCAATATCCGCCTCAGCTGTGCCTGGAACATCCCGGCCACGTCGCCGATTACGCCGGTCAGGCGCAGGCGCTCGGCAATCCCGAAAAAACCCGCGTTTACCTCAAGCAATGAAGCCACAATCAGCTCCAGCTCGGACGGGTACAGCTCAAGCAGATCGCCCGGATAGTCCACTGCGTCTGCGAACAGGGCGCGAATCTGCGCGGAGAGATCGCCAGGCTGGAGCGCGTCCAGCACAGAACGCGGGGTGACTTCCTTGACCGTGATTTCACCACGTCCCTCAAGGGTGACTATTTTGCTCTTCCGCATGGTTCAGCCTCACGGATTGTTGCCGCCGCCACCGCCACTGGAAGCGCCCCGATAGGTAATCTGGTACGGCCCATCCTTGTCCGCCGGTTTGGTGGGCGTGATGGTCAAGGCCACGACCTGCCAATCATCGCTCAAGAAATCGATTGCCCCGTTGGGCGAGACTTGACTGTCCCAAACCTGAATCTCAACCGGATCGCCGGTAGCCAAGTTCTGCCCATCAAGCCGCCACTTCACGCGACAAGCACTCTGTGTGCCGCCGGTGATGATGTGACCGTCCGTGCCAGTGGACTCTGCTGTGCCGTAGAAGGCCACGCGCAGCACGTCAATGTCCGGGTCGTTCACATCGCAGGTGATTGTGGTCTTGCCGGGTAGGGTCACGGCCTTCAGCACCTGCCCGTAGCTCTCCCGCTTGCGACTGATCAATTCCTTGGTTTCAGCTGCACTCTGTATGTCAAACTTGGTGGCATTGCCTGCTTCTTTCTCATCGCCCCAGGTTTGGGTCGTCGCATCGTAGAACGAGGCGTAGAGCGTACCACTGAAAATTCCGCCTTCAAAGATTTGTGGCATAACAAAGCTCCTTTGTATCGGGTTATGATTAAACAGCCATATTGGCTGATCCTACAGACTTCACTCAATTACAAATGTCCTGCCAAATGGAGAAACAGGATGTCCCTCCTCATCTGCCTGAATCTCGCCCTCAAGCTCTATCCGCATCCACTCTGTCCTGTCAGTGAGCAGCACCGCATTACCAGACAGAGTGAAGGAAACATGCCAGAACTCAATGATAAAATTATTGCCCGCAGCATTGTCTGAAACATAAGTAAAGCGCCCCTCAATAGTTGAACGCTGGAAATTATCCAACTCTTTGTACTTCTGTGCCTTGAGTTTGTAGGTGATGATCAGGTCTTCTGTGCCGGTGAGAGCGCCCCCCTTGCAGACCTGCATCTTGCCGCTCCGGGCGTCCAGTTGGTAGTCTGTGCCACTGGTGTAGATGAAGCCACTGGAATCACTGACAGTGAAAGAATCAGCGTCAAGAAAGCGCTTGCCTAGGTCAATGACAAATCCTGGTCTCACCTTGGCTCTCTCAATGCTCATGGTCTCTTCGCCGGACGCTGCCTGCTCAATCTCTCTGACCTCTGCCAGAAAGAGCAGGGCAAGATTCTCTACGCTTATCTCGTCCAGGGTCACGGAGATTTTTGGGGTCACTGCAACCACTGCGCTCTTGTCAACAAACCGGAAGCTGCCTTTGTTGTTGTAGTGATTGCGCTTGTCCATATCTACAGTGACGCTCATAAAGGCGATATTGCCGAGCTTGCGCTCACCTTCATAGTGGTCTGCCTTGTCTTTGCGGTCAAAATAGCCGCGCCCCTTTCCTACGATATAGTTTTCGCCGCTTGACTCAAAAGCCATATTTCCCTTCCTTATCCAGTGATACCAAGATCGACGTAGCGCAGCTCTGTGTGGATTTGCAGAGCCTTTGCACCTGGCACACCACCGTCAAAAGGTCCTATCTTCTCGGTCAAAACAATGGACGTTGTATTGACAGAGAAAATACCTGCCTGCATAATGCGCAGAAATTCCTCATAAAATGATACATGATCTGTCTCTGGAGTCATCCAGCATTCAAACAGCAAATTTACTGCCTGCACCTTGGGATAGCCGTAACGGTCGCAGGTGGTGGACTTGATGGTCTTGTCCTTGATGCAGTGGATATGGATGGCATTGAGCCGGTCAGCGCGGACAGGAGCAAGTGGGTCATACTCAAGGCGTCGCAGTCCAAGCGATCCTTTTCCCGCCTTGAGCCAACCCAAAATTTCCTGTATTGCTTCCTCACGCTGTCTCATGGAGTCAGTAACCCACTCAAAATATCATCTACTGCGTCCTTCACCATTGTCTCAAGCGTTTCATCAATCACGCCACCTTGCGCGTGACTGTCACTGGGCAACTCGCCTTTGGCATAGATGCGCCCCTTGTACTCAAGTGTTCTCGGACCTGCACGAGGCCAGGGCTTTTGTCCAACCGGACAGCCGAATGTAACCGGTCGCGCATATTCTACATTGTTGCTGATAACAGCCCTGACTATCCCGCCACTTTCCGAAACATCAGGCGGAGACCAGTTGCCTCGATAGCGGCCAGTGTCAACAGGAGAACGGGTCAGGGTACGGGCATACGCCGCAAAGGCCACAACACGGAGCTTCGTTGTAATATCATCAAGCAGTGTGGCATCAAGCTCTTGCAGCGCCTGCACTGCTGCCTGCAAGCCGTTTATTGATAATGACGGGGTTTGCTGTGCTGCCATTACATTGCCCTCAAGTGCAGGGTCAGCAGAATGTCGCCCATAGAACGATGCCAGGAGATAATCCGGTACACAGCGCCGTCCAAGGTGGAGAGGGTATCCCCGCGCTCTGGCGTAACCAGCATGATGTCGGAGCGGATTGTGGCAGTGCAGTCACCGGGCAAAATATCCTGCGAGTCTCCTAAAGGCGTTCTGAGCATCTGCTCCCAGGTGAGCCGCCCGAACAGCACCTGCACCGGGAACTCAAACGGCTCCACAGAGTCCAGATCATCGCTGGCGTCCTGCCGGTAGGTACACCAGACCGGCACATCCCCGGCAACCCGGAAGGCGGTCTTGGCTGCCCTTTGGAAAAGGCTTCGCAGTCCCATACTTCAACTCCTGATTATTGGGATGGAGCAGCCGGACACGCCCAAAAGCCGGGCGAAGCGGGCGAGGAGCGCCAGAATATGCGGCGGGATGGTCCGCTTGGTCCGGGTGTCCTTCTCAAGCTCAAGTTCGCCCAGCTTGATACGCGAGAGACCTTCCATACTGTCGCGCACCATTGGATCGTCTTGGAGCAGGTCCAATGCCATTTCGCAGCAGGCCCACGGCAAGGCTGGATCGTCGATTGGCGCGAGTTTGCCCGGCTCCACGACCATCACCTCACCGTCCTCATCCAGCCAGACCAGGAGCAAGTTGAATAGCCGCGTGGCCTGCACCAGCGCGATATTGCGCTGCTCCTCGCTTGCATTGTGCCAAGCGTCGCTGTGCAGCCGGGCCGCGAAGTACTCCTCCGCTGCCTCGATGGTGCAGTAGCTGTTATCGGCTGTGGCGATGATCATGGCGTCGCCTTCGTGCGTTGTTTGCGGGTGGACTTTTCGGGGAGCGGGGCAGGCGTCTGTTCAAGCAGCTCCTGGACTATTACCGGCTCGACTTGTGGCGGAGGTTCAAGGGGTTCTGCGCCGCGTTCCAACAGGAGCGCGTACAGTTCCGGGTCAAAGGGGTGCAGATACAGCACGCCTGCGGTAAATTCCCACGCTTTCTTCCCGTCCCGGTACAGCACCGCCGGGGCAGAACCTTGTCTGAATTTCATGGGTTCACCTCCTTTACGCATTGGCCGCCAAGATGCCGAATACATGAGCGGTCACGATGTAATTCGGGCTTTGACCTCTGCTGCTGCCGCTCATGGCGTAGTACTTGACCTGATTCGTTGCCATGCTTGCAAGCGTTCCAAAACAAGGATAGTTGTTGTGTGCGGCGTTCACGCTCGCATGAAGCGGTGTTGCGGCGTAATTATTGGCAATACCTGCAGGTAGAGCCAACGTCTGCAACGCCGAACGGAAGAAATTGCCCGATTGATCTGTGATGGTCAGCGTGACACCGCTCTTGTAGTAGTACGCCTCAAAGGTGTTGTCGGGGTTGATCTTGTACCGCCAATCGCCTTCCGTCTGCATATTGGCATTGGCGAGAGTGATGTCCCCCGCGCCGAGCAGCGATTTGCCGTTCACGGTCTTGATGTTCGTGCCGCTCACCAGCGTGTCCTGCTTCCCCGCCAGTGCTGTGTTCATTGCCGCCGTGGTGGCGTACCCGGACAGGTCAATATCGCCGGTGGAGCCGATGTCGTAGATTGCGCCGTCAATGAGGATATATTCCGCATAGCGGTCGTCGGTGGAGTGCTTGACCATGTAGCGCACGCCCGGCTGCGTCTGCACAGTCTGTCCGCCAATGACAACCGTGGTCGGCGTGGGCGGGCTGTCGGCAACCTTATAGTCAAGATGATCGAACACCTCCAAGGCGTCTGCGATCTTGTCGTCCACGTTCTGCGCGGTCTGATAGCCCGCGCCTTCCAGCGTCGTGACGCGCCCGGACAGAGCCGTGTCGTCGTAATTCTCCAGCCCGGACAGCTTCGCCTTTTCCGCCGCAGTGAAGTTGCTGTCAGTGTGGACGTAAGCCGCGTCCTGAACCAGATTGGCAGGCTTGTTCGTGATGTCCGCCCAGGACACGGGCTGGCCGCTTCCCGATACTGACAATTCGCCCTGCGCGTTCAGGGACAGCCCTGCGCCGAGGGAATAGATCGGCTCCAAGTCGTCGAGCTTGGTCTTGTCGGCGGCGCTGAAATTCTCCTCGGTGTGGGTGTAGTTGCTGTCCCGCACCAAGTCAGCGGGCTTGTCGGTGATGTCATTCCAAGAAGTGACGCCGGAAGAAATCGGTATGTCGCCGCTGCCCAGCAGGCTTTGCCCACCAACAGTCTTGATGTTCGTGCCGGATTCCAATATCTGCTGGAAGCCGTAGCTCGAACTCGCCCATGAACCATTTGTCACCGTATAGGTGAACATATAGAATTTGCCGCCCAGCGTGCCGAATGTGCGGATGATGATCTTGTTGTCTGCCTGCTTCGCGACCGTCAACACCGTGTAATAGTCGTTGCCGCGCTTGACGAGCATCGGCGCGTTTGGCTCATTCGCGGCGGCGGCGAAGGCAATGATCTCCTGCGCCGTGGTGACGTTGTACTCGGCGACGAACACCTTGGCGGCCACGTCGTCCTTTGTCGCCAAATTGACCGGCTTGTTCGTGACGTTGGCCCAGTCCACGGAATCCGCCTGACCGTCCAGCACCTCGAAGGCGTGCGGCCCCTGCACGTCCGTGATGGTGACCCGGTGTCCGCCGGTGATGCCGGTCACTGTGACCGTGGGCGAATAGCCGTCCTCGCCCTTCTCACCGGGCGGACCTTGCCCGCCAGAGCCGGTCGCGGACAGCTCGCCCGCGCCGGAAAGGGAAAGCCCGGCCCCTACGCTCTTGATGTCGGCCCGACCCTCAACGATAAGCACCCGCCCGTCCAGCGCGTTGATCCGTGCCGCCACCTCGGTCAGGTCTTGCGGCACGGGCGGAACGACTGGCGGTATTTCAATCGCGCCCATTGCAAGCAGCAGATTGATCAAGTCTTCATCGTCCGTTTCAATGATGCGGTTCAAGCCAAAGTCAAACAGCTTGACCCCACGCGGACTATAGAGAATGACCGGCGCGTCGCCTTGTCGGAATCGTCTCATGCGCTCGCCTCATTGCAGGCTTGAGGGATGGTGAAGGAGTGCGGAACAGTTTCATCCCACCCCTCCATCCTCTCTCCTCACTGTCTCACGCCAGGTTGGAGATTTTACCGTGGGCCGCTTCCAGACCGTAGTCCAGACCAATCTGCCCGTAAATCTGACCGATTTCAGCCGCACCTTTCTTGCCCAAATCTTCGTAGAACAAGTAACCCTTTTCGGGAACGGCGCAAAACACCGGCGCGATATACTGCAAGTCTGCGATCATGATTGCATCAGCAGGCATGGCTGGCGCCCAGACAATGCCCAACTCCACGAAGTCGGTGAGCACGGTCTTGATGGCAACGCCTCCATAATCGCGCTCGTGAGACGTGAACTTGTCGTCAGCCTTGTACAGGCTGGAAATCTGCTGAATCTTTTGGCTTCCAGCGAACAGCACCGGCTTGTCAAAGGGCGCACCGTTGTCAGCCATTGAGCGCACCAGATCCTTGATGAACTCGAGGGTCAGGGCAGAGCTGCCAGCGTCAACCACGTTGGTGGTGATAGCCTGCAACATTCCCCTGGTCTTGGGCGCGACGTTGGAAGCACTGGCCTCCTGATACACGCCGTTGATGAAGGTATGCTCCACGTCCTTGGCGACCTGCTTCAGATTCGCTTCAATCTGGAAGCTCTTCTCGTCGCGAACCGGATTGCTGCCCTCAACATTGATGCCGCTCAAGGCCCCGACTTGGCTCTGCTTTGCATAGGTGACAGTCACGGCACGCTGAAAAATCTGCACAGTATTGTACTTCTGCGCCCGGACAAAGGTGGTCGGATCAGGCGCGGTGACGGAATCGTCTTCAGAGATGTTGGGCTGTTCGGCGGCGTTCAGTCCCCACTCTTGAGAGACGGGAAACTGGAACGAAGTGGTGGACTTGCCGCCATTGGTCAATCCCCCGATCATGGTAAGGAACGGGGTTTCCTTCTGCCCAACCTGGAAGAGCTGCCCAAGGAAGTTGGGACAGCTGAAGGTGTCGGCTTTTGCAGTGATGTTAGGCATGATGATTCTCCTTCAAAGTATTTCAGCATCACAATGGAACAGGCAGTCCCATCTCGTGCATCTTCTGCTTGATGGCTATCTGCGCAGAGAAGTCGCGCTTATCGACTGCAGCACGATACTGGGCTTGGATCAGAGATGCCGGATCATTCTTGCTCGCTGGAGCCTTGAGTCCAGAACCGCTGGATTCCAAACGCAGGAGTCTGTCCTTTTGTGGATGCTCGTTAATGATAATTTCGATAGCTTCAGCCGGGTCTGCATACTGCCCCGGATTCTTGAGACTCATAATGCGGTCGCCGTTCCGGTCCACCGCGTATCCTATAAGCCTGCCGTCCTTCTCCTCCACTCTGAACTGCCCGCCGAAATATGAGAACGCCATTTCCGGCAACATGACAGTCTTGTCGCGGATGAAGTCAGACCGTTCAAACGCGCCCCTGATGATGAGGTCATCAATGGCCCGCTGCTTTGCTTCGAGCTTCGCCTGCCATTCTGCTTCGGACTTCTTTGCAGCTTCCTTCAGTGCCTCAATCTGGCGATTATATGATTCGGTAATGCCCTGCTTTACCCGCTCCATTTCGCCAGCCTGCGCCTGCTGCTGGTCAGTAAGATTTTTCACTGTCTCCAGCGCCTGCCGGGCGTCCGCAATGTACAAGTCAAGGTCTTCAATACCTGCCTCTTCCAGCTTGGCAGTTACCGTCTTCAACTCGTTGATCTTCTCCTTGCGGCTGATGGACTCTTTGGTGATGTTCTGGATGGTGGCCAAGGTTTTGCCGAACTCCACCGGTGCTTCCTTGTCCTTCTCCGGGCCGGATTCATAAATCCAGACAGGATTACCATCTGTCACCGCGATTGCGCCGTTTTCATCTGTTTTCCAAGGCATGACTTGCTCCTTTGCCCCTATGACCGGGGCTTTGACTTGACCTGTTCCTGGTCAAAACGAAACACATTATTTCCTATAAATAAGGGGAGAGTAAAATCAGACTGTGGGCGGAATCAGACTGTTGTGCAAATAGAGTGGATTTCCCTTGCTTTTTTGTTGTAGATATGCGACAATAGGTACATGAAAACTTATGATTTCCTCAAGAAAACAGACCAATTTGACGCTTGGATCAGGGCACTGAATCCAGTCACCCAAGCTATTGTGACCGCCCGGACAGAGCGCGTTCGGGAGACCGGATACCTTGGCGATCACCACGGCATCCAAGGCAAAAGCAAGGGCGGCAACAAGATTAGCGAGATGCGGATAAAGTCTGGTCCCGGCTGGCGCTTGTACTACACCGAATGGGAATACAGAGGGCAGGTTCTGCTGATGCTCGTAGGCGGCGACAAATCGACACAGCGCCGAAATATCAAGCTGGCACTGGCGATTGTCGATGAAGCCAAGGCAAAGGCAGAGCGGGAAATCGATGAAGAATTAAGCAAACGTGAGGAGGCGCAGAAGCATGGACAGCACAGGAAAAAACATTGAGGCTCCTACCCTCGCAGATGTAGGGCTGACCCCGGATGACGTGCAGGTCAGCGACCTTGACGCCACCGACTACCTCGCCAGTCCAGCGGCCATTGCCGCCTTCCTGGATGAGGCAGCGGCAACGGGCGACGCCAAGTTCATGGCACACTGTCTGGGAGTAGTGGCAAAGGCTGTGGGTATGGGCAAGGTTGCCGGATTGGCAGGCGTCAACCGGGCGGCGCTGTACCGCTCGCTCTCTGGCGATATGGCCCCGCGCATCGATACGCTGATGGCGGTACTGGACGCGCTGGGGATGCGGCTGCACGTCGGGCTGGCGGAAGCGCAGACAGAATAAGGGAATGCCTTCAGGCGAAAGGGAAGACCCGGCAGGCTTGAGCCTGACCGGGTTTCTTGTTTGGCGACAAGGCAGGACAGATATAGAGGGGAAGAAAACGTTTTTCCCCTCTATTTCTGTTTATTGACATCCTTCCCCGCCCTGAAGGACGGGGCTTGACGCGCCCCTTGGTCATGTGGGGCGCTGGGTTCAGGATTCTGCTTCCTCCAGTTCCTCTTGCTGGGCAGCCACAGCCTCCGGGTACTTTTCGGCAACGTAGAAGTCGACCGCCTTGGAAATAAACTTGGACCGATCCAGTCCCTGAATGTCCTTGGTAATCCCGGCAATCAGGGAAAGCTGCGCTCCGGGCAACATGACGCTCACCCGCTTTTTCGGGCTGTTGGCGATCATGATGCGCTCGTCCGGGATAACCGGGAAGACCAGATCGCCCGGTTCAGCTTTGGCTAAAACAGCCTCGTAGGGCGAGGGGTCTTGGTAGTCCCGGCCCTTGCGCCCGTCACCAAGAATCATGGACAGCGCCTCGACCGCCATAAACAGGGTTTCCTCTACTGTCTCTCCTTGGGTGAGTGCTCCAGGAACATCAGGAAATGTTACATAGTACCCGCCCTCACGCGCCGGATGAAAAATTGCGTGATATACTCTATTCATCTATTTTACTCGGGGAGCTTGCGCTCCCCGCCTCCTCACATATCGGCCTGCTTCAGAATGGCTGCGGCAAGACCTTCCTTGGTTTCGCGGTGCCGAGGTACGGTGAACTGATACCCCTTTTTGCTCACCCACTTGCTATGTCCAGCACCTTCCTCAATTTTCCAGGCCCCCTTGGCCCGAAGTTTTTTCTCGAGGTCTCTTGTCTTCATGGCATCCTCCTTGCTGCCGTGTTCCTCGTTGCTCTATTTATATATAAAAGCACAAAAATAAGCAAGAAAAAAGCGCTTTTATGCAAAAAAATTCCTTCCAAGCTATCAGAGTTCGGAAGTCGCGACTGCTTCAGCTTGTTTGGCGACAAGGCACAACGGGCTGGCGGATGGGGGGTGAAAAAAATATCCCCACCCACGGATATTCGTGAAACGGGGATAAGTGGTCGCTATTGCAGGGAAATCGTGGAAAGAGGCGCGTTTTCAGCGCGGGGAGATTTTTTTCAGGTCATTCGCCGCTCGGTTTCTTCCAGCGGTATCTGTGTATCCAGACCTTGCTGCCGCTGCGCACGTCCAAAAAGAGCGGAGCGCCGTCTGCATGACGTCCCTTGTCTTTGGGGTAGGTGAAGGCTTGAATCTGCTTATCACTCAACTTGCTCCGGCACTGCCAAGGGCAATCTGAACTGCCGCCCCGCATCTTCAATGCGGGCTTTGGACACTTCGTAGAAGGTGGCGTCGAGTTCGATTCCGATAAAGCGCCGACAGAATTGTAGGGGCGCTTCGCGAAGCGCCCCTACAGGAATCGCCCCTACAATAACAATACCGGCATCACGAAGCGCCCCTACGGCAATCACAGCACGGCAGGCGCACCGTCGAGGCGACGCCGGGTTTCTTCAGCGCCGTACTCGGCCCGCATGGAGGCAACATGGGCTATCTCAAGGAGCAGCTCCTTGTTGTCGCGGCGTTCCCGGCTGCCGTCGGTGAAGAAGGCGTCTTCGAGCAGCCAGCGCGGAATCTCCTTGAAGTCGCAGGCTGGATCGTACTCCGCCAAGGACAGCTTGCCCGCCTCCATGAAGCCCTGGAAGTAGCGGCGCGACTTCGGCGCGGGCGCAGGCGGCGTGGCAGGCGGCACAGGCGTATTCTTGAAGCGATAGTAGTAGGGCTGCCACGGGTTTTTCGCGGGCATGACCTCCACTTCGCCCTTGCGGGTCATGTCGGTCACGCGCAGGGCCGCGTTGCGGCGGGGCATGTCCCAGGCAGTGGCGATCTCCTGCATGGTGTGCCATTCCGGCCCGGGCCGCATGTTCCGCTTCGCCGGAGGCGCAGGCTTCGGCGGAATCAAGGGAAGCGTCGGGGCGGTTCGCCCTGTCGGGGCGGTTCGCGAACCGCCCCGACGGGACGCGCCCCTACCCTGCAACTCGGCATTTTGGCGTTTCAGCTCGTCCACCTCTATAGATTGCTGGATCAGATCATTTTCCAGCCCGCTGATGCGCAGCTGCAACTGGCGGTTGGTAGCCTCCAGGATTGCCAGGTCATGCTGGGCATCCTCGGTTGTGTACTGCCCGGTCTTGCGGAGAGTGGGGAGAACCTCCTCGAAGACCCATGCCTCAAAGGCTTCGGCGGCGGGCAAGGTGGAACCCACGATCAGCCGGTACAAATCAGGCTCACGGATGATGCGGACTTCCTGCGTGCGGCCAAGTGCGTCAAGGATGGGGTAGCGTTTTGCTACCCCACGACAATGCTGCTTGACAGCATCGCTTGGGTTGGCATAGCCCAGCGCTTCGCACACGTCCTTGGCAACGAACCAATGTTCGCCGTCAAGAGTCACAGTGCGGATAGTGCTGGCCTGAAAGGAAAAGGGGGTTACGGTGGGATTACTCATGGCTTACCTCCACGAACAGGATTTTTGGTTGCCGTTCTCAACCGGCACAAAAAAAGGGCGCTTTCCGCAGGCTGAGAAACCGGTACGTGGTCCGGCGGGCACAAGGCCCCCTGCGAAAAACGCCCAAACAGGCAAAATCAGGTATTATTCACAATGTCGCCCCCCATGCGGGGGCGTGGATTGAAATGCAAGACGCAAAAAAGCCGCCAAGTCTCTTGAAGAGATGGCGGACGCGCCGCCACGTAAACGGGTTCTCAGGCCCGGCTGCTGGATTTTGCCAACAACGACTCCACACTACCTCGAACACGGCGGAATGCAAGAGGAAAATGCAGGGGCGGTTCCTCCTTTCGCCGCGAAGCGGCGCATTCCAAGCCCCCCTCACCGAGGGGGGGGCGGCGAAGCCGCCGGGGGGAGTGCGAAACGCCCCGGCTTCCCGGATGCGGCAACAACTCCCCCCTGGCGCTTCGCGCCTTCCCCCCTCTAAGAGGGGGGCTTAAAGTGGCCGTGCTTCGCACGGCGACACACTTCAAGGCCCCTCGGTGGCTTTTCCAGGGGCATGGGGCGAAGCCCGATGCCCACAGGAAAATGCAGAAGGGGGCGCACACGCGGGGGCGCCCCGACAGTCTCAACTACATACAACCTTCTTCCCATGCACACCAACTGCCGTAATGGTCTCGCAGACAAATCTCGCGTTCCC